TACTTGACCGCCACCACGGGCTGTATCAATTAGCGCATGATTGTATGCACCGCTTCTGCTTTTAAACCAAACCAAACCACCCTGACCAGACAAGTTGATGCCATTGGTTATGGTCTGCGTTGAACCGTTACCCGTATACAAATACGTTGAAAACACATCTTCAATATACAAAGGCACATTTCCAGCCGTGGGCCAGATGCCTTGCTTGGTGTATTGCAATGCTTGCTCGACTGTCCACACACCGGGAGCCGCACCCGTTTCGTATGGGCCTGCGGGGGTTACAGGGTTTTTTGTAATCAGACCGCCACTGTACTTCGTGCTCATGTTTTATTCCTATGCAATCGCAAGAAAGATGTAGGTTCCACCGCTGGCATTGATGGCGGCTAAGATGGATGAATTCAACGCAAAGCCTGTTGAAACTGTTGTAACAGAACCAAGGGTTGCAGTTTCAGCGGCTGTGCTATTTAACAACAAATACGGGTCTGTCAATACTGTCATGCCACGGGCTGTGTCGTAAACATACCAATCACCAGTTGAGTCTGTTCGCTTGATAAGTACAAATCTTGCACCGCCTGTAAAGCCGCAGTTAATGGTTTGTGTTGTTCCATTGCCTGTATAAGTTCCAACTTTTGAAACTCCTGCGGTTGTAGCAAAGAGATAGGCAACGTAGGTGCGAGAACTTCCGTTAACTGTCCCATATAAACCAACGGTGAATTGAGTTGATGTCGGGCTTGTGTTATTCCAATAGTTAATGTCGCCCGTATAAACAGAATCAGTAGCATTTAAATACAATGCGGCTGTGTTTCCTGTGGTTGCTGTATAAACAGTCCAATTTGTCGGGTTGTTACTTCTACACTTAACAATCATCATTTCAGGCGTTACACCCAAATTGTGAGTCAAAGTATTGCCAAGGCTTCCCGTCCCTGTATAGCAAACCTCATCAAAGAAGCTGGGGGCGCGTTGGAAGAACCAATTTATTCCACTTTCTGTCCCATAATTGATAACTGAATTTTGTCCTTGTGATTCAACTGCAACACCAGTATTGTTGAAGTTATTAACATCGTATCCTGCGGATGATGTAAGTTCAGCAGAAGTGTCGTTTTGCAAAAGAACTTTTTTAGGCCCACGCAATTTGTCAATAGACGATGGTGAATACCCAGAATTTACTCTTGCTTGTGTCCAAACTAAATCTGGTGCAAATGTTGTGTTAATTTGCGTGTAAGCACCATTGGCTGTTCTAGCAATAGGCACAAACACACTAGTCCCCACAGTAGGCACTTTCATCGGGCCTCTGCGAATGGCTATGTAGATGTAAGTTTCTCCGTTTGTATTCCAATTACTTCCAGCAGTATTAATTTGAAATCCCGTAGCAGTTGGATTTGTTGCTGAAATTCCTGCGCTTTCAGCATTACTTAAATCAGGATACAAAAATGCATTTCCCGTTAATGAGAAGCCCCTCATGTTATCCACAAGAACCCAATCATTTGAACCACCAGTTGCTCGTTTAATTAGCAACCATTGAGGCTCGTAACCAAGCGTAACTGTTGGGCCTGTACTGCTTCCATTACCTGTATAAGACCCACACGAAATCACATTGTCTGTACCAGTTAGTCCAAAGCCTCCTGCGTCATGAGCGAATAGGTAGGCGACAACAGTTGTGCCAACTGGATACACATAGCCCATAGTAAATTGAGTACTAGTAGGCGCGACGCCACCCCAAGCCGCAAAAGCAGAACTTGCTGGGTCAGTTGTGTTTAAATTTAAATATTGGCTAGTTCCTAAACTACGATGGTAAACATACCATTCTCCGCCACCAGACACAGTACTTGTACTTTTTAATAGAATACAACCCGGAACAGAACCAAGGTTATGGTTAAAAGTAACATTGCCCCCAACACTCTGTGATCCCGTCACAACATCAAAGAACTTTGGTTGCTTGCGGAATGTCCATGAGGCAAACGTAGCGGCATTTGTGTTGAAGTCCGCGAGAGACCCAAGTGAATAGCCAGTTGTGTTGAACCCAGTTAAACCTGTTGTGTAATTGCTTTGGCTGTTTGTGTTGTTAGAAAATAGGGTTTGTGTTGTTCCCCTTGCGCTATCGTTCCAACAATTCCAATTTGTTCCATTGCGTTGTTTAGTCCAAACCAATCCACCATATGTAGACAAGTCAATGCCGTTAACAATATTATTGGTTGCGCCAGTTCCTGTGTAGACCTGTGTGCTGAACACATCCTCAATATAATTGGGCGCAGTCGGTGTAACGCTGTTAGATGCCGAGCTTGCTGGGCCTTGGCCCCCCGCTGTTGTCGCTGTGACTGTGAATGTGTACGCTGTACCAGCAGTTAAACCTGTAACCGTAACGGGAGAAGATGCGCCTGTGCCCGTAATACCACCGGGGCTTGATGTGGCTGTGTACCCAGTGATGCCCGACCCCACATAAGTAGGAGCCGTAAACGCAACAGACGCATTCAAAGCGCCAGCCGTGGCAGTACCAATCGTGGGAGCGCCAGCAAGCGCAGGCCAACTTCCCGAAGCCACACCTTGCATAAACTGCTGTTCAGTCCATACACCCGATGCTGACGAGGTGCTGGTCGTTGGCGGCGTTGAAGAAAGGATCGCGCCTTTATAGCGTTTGGACATCTTCTACCCCGATTAGGTTGCTGGGCCGTCAAGAACTTCGTAACTGATACTGTATGTAATACCGCTGGCTGTACCAGAAGTTACTGTTATGGACTGGTCTTCCATCAAGTAGATGGCTGTGGTTTTATCGGTCACGATCAATGATGCATTTGCTGGAACTGACACTGTGGACACGATTGGATAACCTGTACCCCCGCTGGGTGCGGAACCTTTAGCAACTGCGCCGTTGGTATAGATAGACACCGTGGCGTTTACAGCAGAAGAGCCGTTCACGTTAGCCGCAACAATCTGATTGATCTTTAAGACCTGATTACTTGTAGACGCGTTTGGCAGTAGCACCAACGCACTTGTGCCGCCGGGCGTTAAATAATCAACTTTGCCAAAAATTTTGAGTGATGAACCAGCAATATTAGGATTTGCCATGATGTTTCCTTATAGACCAAAGACGAGAGACATTGCCACTGCTTGACCGCGAGTAGCGCCTGATGCTGCGGGGGCTTGCCAAGTAGGAGCGCCGCCCGTTGTAGCTGTTAATACGTAACCTGTTGTACCAGCCGCAGTGGTAGCCAATACACCCGTAGTAGATGCGTATGTTACGCCCCATTGATTAAACAAACTTGACTGGCCTGTACCGCCGTTGTTATAGGTAATAGGAGTCGAGGCTGTAACCGTTGTAAATGCTCCAGCTGCTGGGGTTGTAGCACCCACAGTACCATTTAATGGGCCGCCAAAACCTGTAGATGTCAGCGTAGTGCCATTCCATGTCAGGTTAGAAGAAGCACCAAAAGCACCAGAGTTGTTGAACTGAACCTGCGTATTTGAACCAGCAGCAGAGCCACCGCCCACATTAACAAAGTCAGAGCCGTTCCAAGCAATGATCGCCCGTGTGCCAGCCGCTACAGTTACACCCGTTGTAGGGCTTGTCGGGCCACCGCGCACTGTGATTGCATAGCCGCCTGTCGTGTCGTTAATAACAACGTAGGTTTTAGACTGTTTGGGGGTGTTAATGTTACGAGCCGCTGTACGTGCGCCTGTGCAGAGGAGAACAGCGTACTGAGAACTATTAGCTGTCAGGCCTGTAGTTGCGTAAGTACCTGTAGTAACTGATAAATCAATGTCTGTATCAACCGTAATTTGCTGCGTACCCGCTACTGCCACATCCACAATCTCGGAAATAGCGTTGTTAACTGTAGCACCCCACTGCCCAGACAACGAACCTGTTGTCGGAAGGGTTAAGCCGATTAGTGCTGTATTTGCCATTTATTGCTCCTACTGAGTAGAAATTGGTGTCCAACCGGGCGTTTCGGTATTACTTATATCAGTCCAGCCCGGTGTTTGTGGATTGCTGATATTTTGCCATGTTACGCCTTGCGTGTCATCAATGACTTCCCACAAATTTCGCCCACTATTTGTATCTGTAATTGCCATCGACTCTGATCTGCTTACACCATAGCTAGTTATCGCAGCCGGTGAATCGTTAATACCAGCAGACTCTGTTCTAAATTCTGTGTAGTACGTGCCAACCGTTGTGCTGTCTAAAGCCGACATTGATTCAGTGATGGTCATAATCAATGTAGCAAGAGCCACTTCTGCCACAGAAATTGACTCGGTAACACTGCCCAAGAATGTAGCTACAGCCTCTTCTACAGTCGCAATGCTGGCGCTTTCTGTGCAAGATACTGGGAAGTTTGCGGTGGCTGCCTCAGACGAACTTATAGCCGCGCTTTCTCCCACAATAGCCGTATACGCTGTAGTAGCCGCGTTGGTATCCGCAATAGCCGCTGTTTCCGTGACGCTCTGAGCAAACGTGGCGGCTACAGTTTGTGATTCTGTATATGCCGCAGATTCCGTAATTGACTGCGCAAAGGTTGCAACGACTATTTGGGATTCTGTATAGGCTGCGGATTCTGTGATAGAAACACCAAAAGCCGCCGTAGCCGCCTCAGATGCGGTGACTGTCATGGATTCGGTTACATCAACGGCGTAGACATCCGCGCCACCCCAGTAGCCATCACCCCATGCAAGATCACCCCATCCGGTTGCCATCTTAGGTTGCTGTTAACGTAGCGGTGTAAGTAACTGCAATCGTGTCGCCGTTAACAACAGACTTAGAACTAGAGAAATCACCCGCAGAGAACAATGTGCCAGTGATTGAATCTTTAGTCGCGCTACCGCCAATGTTAATAAAGCAACCAGCCACTGTACCCGTGCTAGTCATAGAAAACGACACCGCAGAGGATGTTGCCTTGCTACCAGCAGAAGCCGCACTGAAAGACGGTGTAGGACGGTTGCCTGAGTATGTGGGGGCGTTAGCCAAGCCAACTTCATTCCAACTTGGGTGATTATCTTGCGTGTCAGCCGCTATAGCTGTACCTGTACCTTTTAAACCCATCACAACTGCGCCGCCAGCAGTATTACCAAAAGCGGTATTTAAAGTGAAGTTGCGACCCACAGTGGTAACGATGTTGTGGATTTCATCAGTCCACTTAACAAAACCGTCTGCGCTATAGCAAACAGCCGTGTAATAGCCACCAATACCCATTGTGTCTTCGGGCATTGTGTTGTATTTAGTAACCGCTTCCACTTTGTCGGTTGCGGTAATTTTGTCCATAGTCATAGTGACTCCTTAGTTAGAACTACGAATTAACGAAGTGGTTGGGCCATTTACTGGCATTGTGATAGTGAATATAGTGGTGGAAATTTTGTCTGAGCCAAAGTCCAAAACAGCTACGGATGGCTTACCGGCAACAGTATCGTTATAGATCAAAGCGCATCTAGCTGTAATTGCGGCAGTCCAAGATATGTTAGGGAAGCTTACATACGCCGTATAGCCAGAAGTACTAACTGTAATAGGCGTCAAAATAGAACCACCCGCTGTGTACCCCGTAGCAACAACTTGCCCAACCAAACCAACTGAATACGCAGTTGTGTCTTCGTTAAGATTTGCGTTGGCTGTGTACAGAGCAATCTTAATTACGTCGGTCGTCAAGTCATGAATACCTTGATACAACTGCGCTTTAAAGCTAGTGGTTTGAGTCTGAACAATCGCCATATCAAGTTACCTTTTGACGGAACTGACCAGAACGATAAGCGTCTTGACGCTCCATACCATCGCCCAAACGTTTTGCAAGTACAAGTGCTTCTTGGTATTTGCCATTGTATAAACCCATCATGTCGGCCTCACCCTTCATGTAGGTGTAAGCCTCAACCAAAGAGCCATACAAAAGCACAGTATCAAAGTTATCACCAAGCCATGTACGGCCATCTGCTGCCACTGTGATCGACTCAGGGTAGAAATAGTAGTGCAACTCAACGTTGTAATTTGCATCGGGTGTAGGGCCAAGGATAAACGACAACTCGTCGGCATTGGTGGACTGAGGGCCAAACAAGGCGTAGTACCTTGGGATCGCCGTGTCTGTCGGCTGTGGGTAAGCCTGACGGATAAAGTTAACGTCCTTGTTTAGCAGGTACTCGTACTCGCCCGTAGCATCAATAACCGCCATTGAGTACACCGCTAGGAAGTCGGCAGGGCAGGCCAAATACTTATTGCCGTTAGACATAACGCCCGTCACATTCTTACGAATGGAAGGAAACTGAACACTGTTGTAGATACGCTGCTCAGCCTGTTGTACGAAGACAGGAATCTCCGCCACGAAGTTTGTCTCCGTGTTCTCCGTGTAGGCTTGGATAGCAGCTTTTAACTCGGTGTAATTCATGCCATTGGGCCTCGAGACATCAGACCTTTAGTAGCCGCGCCTGAGATCGGAAGAGCGT